CAAGATTCTGACTACTTCTTTTTTTATTGAAAAAAGATATTTTGTATGCTATACTTATGTTAACAAAGATAACTTGTGAAGGACAAACGCTGGGGTCCCAAAATGGGGTAGATGGTAAATTTACCATTGAGCATTTCCTATGTGCCTGGGGTTATCTTTTTTTGTATATTATTTCTTGCTATTTTTATAATCATTATCGCAACATCTTAGCCCGTCAATATGTTCGCTGAGTTCAGGTTTTATTGTGGCTCCCAATGAGTCTAGTACAAAGTCTATACCTTCACGGCGTGCTAATTTTGCTGCTGGAACAAAGTCGCTATCACCAGATATAAGAACTATTTGATCTACTTGTTGCTTGTATGCCATTGAGGCTATATCAAGTCCTATCTTCATATCAACGCCTTTTTGTTCTGCGACTAATTTAAAATCAGACTCTGTTATATCAGATAAGCTAAATGTTTTATTTGGATTAAATAGTTTCTTTACAGTGTCAGGTCTTAATGTGTAATGTAATTGAGTGTCTGAGATTTTACCCAATCTAATAGCGACCTTTCTCTTCTTGCTAAGTTCATTTAGAAATTTAGTCATCCAGTCATGAAGGTCTGTTTTTGACAAATCGATTTGTTTTCCAAGTAAAGGATGATATACTCTATCTTTTATGGGTGGGCAATCGTAGTAGAAAATACGGTACAACTGATGGCGTGTTTTAGCCTTGCCCCTACCTTCATATAGGTGTCTAGTACAATATTCATATAATTCATCAGCACACTGTTTAGGTGTTTTTGAGATGGATTTGTTATATGATTTCATTCTGTAGAATCCACCATCTATTAGAATAGCTGTTTTCATAATTCCTCCTATAAATACAATAAAGCCCTGTGGTTCGGAATTACCCCTTATGGTGGGGGTCGTACTGCACAGGACTGCTTAACATTTTATATCACCCATATTTCACGTGAAATTATGGATTAATTTGTAAGAATAATATATCATATGCAGTTAAGTTTGTCAACGTATTATTTCATATTGTTTCATATTGTTTCATATTTTATAGCCTAATATTTCCTAACTATCCCGGATAACTTACCGATTATATATGGATTATCTTCCTCTTTAACCATTAAAGGTTCATACTTACTATTACAAGGCTGTAAGGTAAGGTAATCATTATTCTTGTATACCTTCTTAAGCGTAGCCTCACCATCCACTAACACTGCGTATATATCACCGTTTGTGACAGGCCTATCTTTAATTATAAGTGCTAGGTCCCCATCATTTATACCAGCATCTATCATTGAATCCCCTCTTATGCTAAGGGCAAAATCGGCCTTATATTCTTGATTTAATATAAGGTAAGACTCTATATCTTCCTCAGCCAATATGGGCTTTCCTGCTGCAATAGACCCTACAATGGGAATTCTATTTACCTTAGTTATAGGTTTAAGATTTTCAGGAAGTGGGCGTTCTTCAATAGTTTCTTCTGGTAAACTAACGCCTAATAAATATTCTGTTTCAAGACCTAGAGCTTTAGCAAATTGGTCGGCTCTATTCAAAGGGAACTCCCTTGTTCTATTAAAATACCTTGATATAGCAGATTTAGCCATGCCAACCCTTCTAGCAAGTTCATTTTGAGAAATATCATTTTCAAAGCAAGCTTGTATTAGAATATCAATAATTTCATCATTTGAATTCATATTCTACCTCCCGTTCATTTATTTGCCTATATTGTATCACTGTTCCCGAATGAATACAATAGGTTTTTTAAAAAAACTTTTTTTATTTATTTTTGATTTTATTGTTGACAAAAGAGAACGGTAGTTTTATAATGATAATGTACCCGATAGAGAACGGAGGTGATAGTATGAGTTTAGATTTAAGTAGATTGAAAGCTGAAAGAATAGCTAAAGGCTTGACACAAGAAGAGATGGCGCAAAAAATGGGATGGTCTTCAAGAGGTCCATATACCAAGAGAGAGTCAGGAGACATTGATATAGGTGTTAATGAATTTCTTAAAATAATAGCAATATTAGGATACTCAAAGGAACAAGCTGGAATTTTTTTTAAAGATGAAGTTCCCGAAAAAGAACATAGTTAACAATAAGGGGGTGAGAGAATGGAAAAATACATAAGGAAATTCCCAGGGGTGTTTACTTTTTCGCAAGCAGTAATTTCAGATGAATCTGTAGCAGTAAATCAAAGGTTTTTAACTAAGGTTATAGCTGAAAGAGAGTTACTTATAGCTATTGTTAATGGCTTTTTAAATGATGACAGAGTGCCGGAAGAAGTAATAGAGTGGATTGCAGATTGGGCAGATAGAAGGGTCATTGATACAAAGGGAAAGCCCTACTGTTGGGTAGGGCTTTAAGAAAGATATATTTACTTTTGAATGACTGTGATTGCTTTTTTTAAAATTGGACAATCATTCCCTAAATTACAGAGATTGCTATTTGGGCAATTAGCACTCAAAACTTTTCTTTGCTTTTTGTAAGTGCCTAATACACTAGCTTCAACATATGTTATCTCTAGGGTTTGATTTTCATAAAATTCAGGACAGTAACCAGAGTAAAATTCAAATTTCTTTGTATACATGATAATTCACCACCTTTCTATATGTACTGGGTACGGCAATACCCAATTACATTATAGCATGGGTGAAATTAATATTAAATAATGCTGGTAAGCAAATTGCAGCATAGTAGATTGCAAAAAAAAACGTATAACTAACCATAAGGGGGGTGATGAGAGATGGAAAAGATATTAATTTTAATACTGTTAGCAACTAATATATACACAGTATCAAAATGGGTGTATTGGTCTAGAGGTTTTATTGGTGCTTTCTGCATATACCAAGAAAAATACGGCAAGCTGAGTGATGATGAGCTAAGAAGATTAATGAAAAAAGCCGTTGACTATGGCATCAAAAACACAATCAACAGTAAGGGGGGGTGATGAGAGGTGAAAGATTTAATAGCGATTTATTATGAAAATGAAAAAGAGCTTGCTGATGAGTTAGTATGCAAAGAACTAAAATCTGAAATCAACAAGCTCACACCTAAGGAATTAACGAATAACTTGGTAAAAGTATTATTCATTCCTGAGACTGAAAGATATCAAGTTATTTTAAGTTTTGACTTTCACAATAACTCATAGCTTTGTAAGTCAACTTAAACTCAAACAAGGTGTCTTTGATTATGTCATATGTGTTCAAATCATAGTTGTCGCTAATAGGGATGATAAACCCTTCATCAATCAATCGTGGGAAAGTATTGATGAAAGCTACTAGCTCATCTTGATTTCGTGAACGAAGTACGATTTTGTCAGAACCATTTTGTTTCATGTATTCAAGTGAACGTTTTAAGATTTTATTAACGTTATCAGTCATGGATATGTTCTCCCTTCTATAGATTTCAGCAAAAGCTGATACTTTAATTATAGCATAAGGAGAAAAGAACACGAACACAGTTAGAAAGTGAGGTGATAAGAGATGAAGTGGTTTAAAGATGATAAGGATTTGCCGCTAGCTTTAATAAGTTTCTTTATAGCTAATATAGCGCTAGCGGTATCCTTATACAGATTATTTCACTAGTGCAGTAATGAGAGATAAGGCAGATACAAGCAAAGTAGCGATAGCTATTTTAGTTGAAAGAATAGAGTTTCTTTTAATCTCTTCATAATGTTGTTCGTTCAACTTTATAAGTTCATTGATTCTAATTATTTCTTCGACTTTTAAGTTATCGCTGTGATGAATGGATTGTCTTATTTCTTTGTAGTCAATCATAGTTAAACCTCCGAGTTGATATAGTTATTACAATTATATCATACAGAGGTGAAAAGAACACAATCAACAATAAGGGGGTGAGAGAATGGACTATGAATATATTGTAGTTGAAACAGACGAAGAAAACCCTACAACCATAGCAACTATAACGAATGAAAATATAGATTGCATAAAAGGTTATAGGGTTAGGGTGAAGCCTATGTAGGATTACCCTCTAGGTGGAAAAGGATCTTTACCGTGGCTGTCTTTAGATTGTATTTTTCCATCTCTACCATGAATCACTAATTCTGAGCCTTGATTCTTTGAGATGGTTCTAGCAACCTTAACAGCTTCGGATTTTGTAGTAGTGTGCTTAGTAGCCTTTGAATTACCAGCCCCTTTTACATTCCATCCTCCACCTTTAGCAGGTGTTACATGTTGGTTTTTACCCATACAAAAAAAGTCTCCTTTCTATATACTCGGCGAATAAGCCTGTAAGTAAATTATAGCACAAGGAGATTGAAAATATATAAGTATGTTAAGGGGTGAGACAATGAAAGATTATTATATTAAAGCTGATGAAATTAGCTCCATATTAGACCGGAAGATATGTACCGGCTACAAGATAATACGAGAGTTAAATGCAGAGTTGCAGGCCAAAGGGTATAGGACTGTACAGGCTAGAGTGCCTAGGGAGTATTTTTATGAAAGATATGGGATAAGTGAGAGGTGAGGGGTGATTGATGGTGAAGGCTATAGATGATTTCCTAGGTGCTATCTGGTATGCAGGCCTTATAGGTTTTGAGTATATCAAGATGGCTTGGTGTAAGTGGCAGAATATTTAATTTAAGTAAAGGAAGGTAAGATTATGAACTGTGAAAAGGAAATGAAAGATTTATTGGGAGCTTTGGGTGAATTTGTAAAGGCTGCAAATAAAAATTATGAAAATGTAATTGTTGAAGCAAAAGAAAAGGGCGAACCAGAAGAGATTCTAAATATAGTAGAGGCTTGTGTTAGCACTCTTGCAGAGGTAGGAATACCCCTTATAAAAGAAGGTTTTGTCGATATGCGAAAAGGTGTAAAAGGCGTAAGGGATAAACTCACTGAAGCTATTGAACTGCTAGATGCAATTAAATATGAAGATTAGGGAGGGTGATTAAATTGAGAGATGAAGACTACTTAGATTACCAAGAGTATCTAAAGTCAGATGATTATCTTGGGTGGCAATACGAAGAAAGCGACGACTAATAAAATCAGTCAATCGCTTTAAAAGAAATTAGTTAAGTTAACTAGCTTAATTATATCAGAAATGTTAAGGAGAATCAAATGGATAAGTTGATATTTAGACCAAGAAAAAAGATAAAAGACAGTTGTTCGAGGACAATTAGAATCAGTGAAGAGTCTATGGAAATCATAGAAAGCATAGCAGAAGCTACTGACTTAAATAAACACACTGTGATTAATAGGATGATAGATTTTGCAAACCAACATGTGGTGATAGAAGATGTTTATGATGGTTATGAGAGGTAGAACAGATGGAACAAATAAAAATAAATAAACTAGAAATAGAAAATGTCAAGAGAGTTAAGGCAGTGAGATTAAAACCTTCTGATACTGGCCTAACAATTATAGGTGGCAATAACAATCAGGGGAAAACTTCGGTGTTAGATGCAATTACTTGGGCTCTAGGTGGGAATCGATATAAACCATCAAATGCCACAAGGGAAGGGTCCGTGATTCCACCTAATCTTAAAATTACCATGAGTAATGGTCTTGTGGTTGAAAGGAAAGGTAAAAATTCAGACTTAAAAGTCATAGATCCTAGAGGTGAAAAAGCAGGGCAGCAGCTACTAGATAGTTTTGTAGAAGAGCTGGCCTTAAACCTTCCAAAGTTTATGAATCAAACAAGTAAAGAAAAGGCAACTACATTGCTACAGATTATAGGTGTAGGCGATAAGCTAGCAGAGTTAGAAGGAAAAGAAAGAGAAGTATATAACCAGAGGCACGCAATAGGTCAGATAGCAGACCAAAAAGAGAAGTATGCTAAGGAACAAATATATTATCCAGATGTCCCTGATGAAATAATTTCAGCCAGTGATTTGATTAAAAAGCAGCAAGAGATACTTGCTAAGAATGGTCAGAATCAAACGCACAGAAGAAACCTTAGGGAGCTAGAAACTAACCAGCTATTAGATCAGGAAAAGTATGACCAAATTGCTGCTAAAATTGAAGAATTGCTAAATGAAAAAAGTAAGCTTGGAAGCCGTATCAATACCAGGGCTGAACAAATTGAGCTTGCTAAGAAAACTGTAGAAGAATTGCAAGATGAATCTACTGCAGAACTTGAAGCAAGCATAGAGAATATAGAGCAGACTAATGAAAAGATTAGAGCGAATTTATCTAAGGAAAAAGCTGAAGAAGATGCCCAGGAATATAGAGATCAGTACAGTAGATTAACTACAGAAATCACTAATCTAAGAGAGCAAAAAAGAGAGTTGCTTGATAACGCAAACTTACCACTAGAAGGCTTATCTGTGGAAGATAGAGAGCTTATTTATAAGGGATTTAAATGGGATTCTATGAGTGGTGCAGACCAGCTAAAAGTATCAACAGCCATTGTAAGAAAGCTAAATCCTAAGTGTGGTTTTGTATTAATGGATAAGCTTGAGCAGATGGATCTAGACACATTAAAAGACTTTGGAAGTTGGCTCGAAAAAGAAGGTCTTCAGGTAATAGCTACTAGAGTTTCTAAGGGTGATGAATGCAGCATAATCATAGAAGATGGATATGTAGTTGGTCAAGAAAATGAAGAAATAGAAGAAGAAAAGCCAAAATGGAAGGCAGGTGAATTCTAATGATACCAGGTATATCAAGTGGAAAAGTTGAAAAGGCACAAAGAGTTGTTATATATGGCACAGAAGGAATTGGAAAATCAACATTTGCTTCCCAATTTCCTTCAACAATATTCATAGACGTTGAAGAAGGAACAAACGATCTAGACGTTACCAGAACTCCAACACCTACCAGCTATGCAATGCTAAAAGATATGATAGCAAGAATAAAAACTGCAAGACCTATGACATTTAGAACGCTTGTCATAGATACAGCAGACTGGACCGAAAGGCTAATAAGTAAATATATATGCGATAAATTTCAGATAGATGGAATAGAAGGTCTGGGCTGGGGCAAGGGCTACACTTACTTAGAAGAAGAGTTTGGACGCTTTTTAAATAGCTTACAAGAGTTTATTGATTTAGGAATAAATGTTGTTATATGTGCGCATGCTAAGATTAATAAATTTGAACAACCAGACGAGCTGGGCGCCTATGACAGATGGGAATTAAAACTACAAAAGAAGACAGCCCCACTATTAAAAGAATGGGCAGATATGATACTTTTTGCTAACTATGAAACTCATGTTGTAAATGTTGATAACCAGGGGGCAGTTAAGGGCAAGAATAAAGCCCAGGGCGGCAGGAGAGTTATGTATACAACTCACACGCCTTCATGGGATGCTAAGAATAGAAAAGGCCTAGCAGACAAACTGGACTTTGATTACAAGGAAATAGCGCATATATTTGAAAAAGACTATAGGGTAGCATCAATAATGGCTCCTAAGGAATCTAAAAAAGAAAATCCTGTGGCAAATAAACCTAAGGTTGATGAAACTGCATTAAAACCAACAGAAGAAACAAATACAGAAAATAAAACAGAACAAATAAGTTTCGTAGAATCTAACCAAGCTACACCATTTAGTGAAGAAACAAAAGAAGAAATAAGACAAGATCCTGTAAGGTTGGTTAGTAATAAAGAATTAAATGACCTTATGGTGGCTAATAATGTGACTATTGAGCAGATACAAAATGTTGTATCAAGTAGAGAATATACGCATACGGATGCTGTAAAGTTATTGCATCAATATGGCACTGGTAACACTATTATTGATGGTGCAGTATCTTGTCAGCAGCTTCTATTTGGATATACTAAAGATGGTGAAAAAAATAGATTTACTACATTTTCAGAAATTGGCGGTAGATTTGGCCCTACGGAAAAGGATGCAGATATAAAAAAGCGCAATGAATTCTTAGAGGCACTTGGG